CAAATCACCATCAGGGTCACAGACCTAACTCTCTATGCCCCCCGCACGACGAACGCCATCGTCGGTTGCGTCGGGCCAGCGAGTCGCGGTCCGGTGAACAGTTTGAGCGACTTTACCGACGAAGGCAACTTTGTCAGCGTTCACGGCATCCCCGTGGATCGACAGTACGGCCAGCGCGGGTTCATCAGGTACCTGTCGCGCGGCGACAGCGGCAAGTACGTGCGGATCGCTGGTCCGAACGTCTCGACCGGAACGCTCACGATTTATGCTGCGGACGGCCTCACGCCGATTCTCAACATCTCGGCATCGAGCGCTGGGACGTGGGCGAACGACAACGGTCTCTCGGTCGGGATCACGCACAACGGCACGCAGTCCTACAACGTCCAGGTCTTCGAGCGCGGCGAGCCGACTAACGAGACCTACATAGGGCTCACCAACGGCATCACCGAGTCTCGGATTAACAACGCTTCGACTCGGATCGTGGTGCAGCTTGCTCTCGGAGCAGGCACGACCTTCCCAGCCCCGACGCTCAACCCAGTCACGGGTGCGCTCCAGCCTCTCCTGTTCGACGGCGGCAACGACGGCGCCTTCGCCAGCAGCGATTCGGCTGTGGGCTCGACGGGCGGTCTCGCCGGTCGTCGGTTCTTCGGCAAGATGGACAGCGTCATGGCTGACCGCGAGTTCGTGGACATCCTTTCCATTGATGCAGCCCTGGCGGGTCTGACCGTCGCCTACGGCACGCTGGGAGAGCCAGCCGTTCCCGGCACGGTGACCGTTCGAGCCCAGACCGGCGCAGCGGCTTTCGTGGAGTTGTCCGACGACGGCGATCTGAGTTACGGGCCAGGCGGCGCGGGCATGGGGATCCTGACCGGCGCGGCTGGTGTCGAAGGCTACATCGACTATCGCACTGGCGCTTTCGGAATTGACATCCTCGGCAGTGGTAGCACCTTCTTCGCCACCGGCAACATCGGCGCGATCTTCGTCAAGGGCGCGACCGAATCAGTCGGCGCGACCGTCGCGGGCCTGGGCACTTACGCGGGCAACCTCTCGCGCTTCAAGCTCGCCCCCGGTTTCTTCAACGCGAACAAGGCCGTCATCACGGTTCCTATCGACGAGCAAGTTGGTGACGCTGCCCTTGGTGTTGCCGCTGAGTCGAGCGCAACCGCTACACTCAAGAGTCTCGCGGGTTGGATCGTCCCCGGCTCCATCGTCCTGTCGGTGACCCACCCGACTGACGCCGTCCCCCCGCCCGTTTACGACGACGGTTTCGGCGGCTGGCGCACTGCCCCTATCGGCCAGCCAGCTAGTGTTGTCCCTGGCACTATCAACTACCGTGCGGGTTCGTGGGCGGTGACGACGTGGGACCCCATCGGAGCCGCAACCTTCCCCGCTGTGACGGCTGGTCAGATCGGCGCTACCTACGACATCCAGATCGCCAATATGGGAGGCGGTGCTGTCCCCGGTGGCGTGAATGGCGCTAAGGCGCAAACCCTTCAGACCAACGATGCGGGCGGTGACGCACTGGCTGCGGACACGGATCCCGGTGCGCAGCGCATCGTAGGACCGATCAGCCCCGGTGAGACGGTCCTGACTATTTCCTCGACTGGCGGTGGCGGCTCCGAGACGTTTTTCGACGACGGCGTGGGTGGGTGGTTGACCCGTCCGCGTGGCGCCCCGCGTGCGTCGAGCGCGGCGGCTGGTGCTATTGATTACGTGACGGGTGCGTGGTCAATCACGGCGGCGGCAAATATCGACGCTGCGGCGTCCCTCTCAGTCACGTACACGCAAACTCCGTTCGACCAAGCGCGCCGCGCATTGCGCGGGACTGGCCCGCAGTTCATTGCTGACACCACGCCCAACGCAGCGGGCATGAACCTCGATCTACCCGACGCGGCCAACGGCTTCAACGGCCCCAACTATCTCGACCACACCACGGGGGCCTTCGGGTTCGAGTTGGACCTGATCGAGACGGGGGTCAACACCTTCAACGTCGCGGACAACGGGACGCTGTCGGCGGTCTACATGCCCGTCACGGAAATCCTCGGCTTCGGCGATGGCGTGACCACCGTCTTCAGTGGTTCGCTCTCCCCCGCCCCCTTCCGGCGTGAGGATGATCGGCTGGTGGCCTTCCAGGCTGCGCAGGCTTCACAGGCCGCGACTGGTGATCCGCAGATCGCGCTCGCCACGCTGGGGACAGACCCGACTCTGGACCATTGGACGCAGAACGTCGCGGCCCCGACTGACCCCGACAACTTCCTCGTCTACGGCACCGGAATCACGTCGATCCAGTGGACCGGCGCTCCTGTACTGGACGAGGCGGTCTATGTCGCGGCTGACGAAGCGGTGATGCATTTCACGTCGCGCTACCCCGGCGACATCGGCAACGAGAGGCCCATCCTCTCGGACGGTCTGTGGATCCAGGTGGACCCTGACCCTACCGTGGCGAACACGTTGCGGGCCCGCATCTTCTTCGGAGCCACTGCGGTCATCGAATCGTTCGGCCAGGCACCGACTCTGGACGACCTTGCGGACCTTATCAACGATCCGCTCAACGGGTCCGATTTCATTCGGGCGCAGCCGACTGACGACGCGGGTGTCCTCGACGCGGACCTGACCGCCGCACAGAACATCGGCATGTCTGGCGCCTTCACCAACGCGGACGTGGTCGGCACCAAGGTCGGCTCGCAGACGACCGGCCTCCAGAAATTCCGTAACCCCGACACGGTCCCATTGGATTGGGCCATGGTGCCGGGCCAGTGGCATACATCTGTCATCACGGCGTTGCAGGCGCTCGTGGAGCGTCGCGGTGTTCGCGCCATCGGTATCGTCCCGACGCCGCAGACCGACGACGTGTTCGAGGTCCGAGATTTCGTCAACGGCGAGTTCAACGCTGGGCCGGGTCTCCCGCCCGTGCCGACTGCCCTCGTGCCCTTCCCGCCTGCGGTGCTGATCGACTCCAGCCAGCTTGCGGTGTTTGCGCCGTGGGTCGTCTACCTCGATCAGTACAACAATCAGAACGTGACCGAGCCGCCCGAGGGCGACGTGATGGCGTTGGTCGCCAACACCGACTCGGTCGCGGAGCCTTGGTTCCCCATTGCTGGCGGGAAGCGCGGGCGCGTGATCGCCGACTCGGTCGTCTACTCCACCGAATTGGAGGACCGCAACCTCGTCTACGGCCTCGTCGGTCAGAGGACGGAAATCATCAACAGCATCGTCGCCTTCGAGGGACGAGGTCTCACGTTGGTGGGACAGCGCACGGCGCAACGCGCACCGACCGCGCTCGACCGCATCAACGTCCGCTGGACGATCAACGTGATCGCTAACAAGCTGGACGCTGGAGTTAAGGAGTTCCAGTTCGAGTTGAACGACACGATCCTGTGGCGCCAGATCAAGGCGTTTATCGAGAGCGTGCTCGGACCCATTAAGGAGCGCCGAGGTCTTCAGGACTACTTTGTCATTGTGGACCGCTCGACGACTACCGCTGAGGACATAGACAACTTGCGCGTCAACGCCAAGGTGTTCATTAAGCCCGCTCGCGCCGTCGAATTTTTGGACATCGACATCATCCTTACGCCAACTGGTGCGGACTTCGCGTCGGTGTCGTCGGCCACTGCATCCTAAGAAGGGACCGAGTAAATGCCTGTCACTGAGTATCGCTACGCGGGCAACGTGCTCGCCCAAGCTGCGTCGATCTGGAATGTCCAAAAACAAAATATGGGGATGTTGGAGTTGAATCTCGATCAACTCATTCCCGGCGCAAAGCAGGTACTGATCCTTTCGGTCCAGCAGTTCTCCATCCCTGGCCGCGCGGTGGGGGCTGGCGAGTTGCCGTACCTTAACGGCGTCTCCAAGTACCCGACCAAGCCAGAGGCGCAGGGGAACATCTCTGTCACCTTCCGCGATTTCCCCGGCCCTGGTGCGCGGCGCGTGCTGTGGCAGTGGTTCTCGCTCGTCTACAACGAGACGACGGGCCTGATGATGCCTTCTGGCCTTATCAAGACCACGGGCAACCTCGTGCTGTTCGACGGCATGGGCTCGAACGAGCGCACCGCCAGCCTCCACGGGATCTGGCCCACGAAGATGCCAGACGTTAGCGTCGATTTCTCCTCGGGCGACATCATGACGATGGAGATTGAACTCTCCTGCGACCGGGTGATCTGGGACCAGAACCTCTTGGCCCCGGTCCAGAGCGCGTAGTCGTGCGTCAACCTCCGTGGTTACATGAGGCGTGCGTGCATGAGGCCGCGATCAAGTTCAAGCTGAAGAACGGCATCACTGGTGGCCGCAGGTCGGCGAGGGTCAGCGTCGAGGCGAAGGGGGAAGGTGGCGCGTACTACCACGTCACCTTACACGTTGACCATGCGGGCGGTAAGAAGGCCATCATCGTGGACGGCTGGCCTGCCAAGACTGCACGCGCTGACATCGACGCGGCTATCGCGGCACTGAAGCAGGCACGAAAGCAGATCGAGTAGGAGATTCACACAACTTTTTTTCGACAACGACGTAACGGCTCAAAACGAGCCAGGAGAGCAAGATGCTTACTCCCGTTTCATACGTCACGACACCGGACGGCTGGGGACAAGACCAGGGCGTTTGGGAGCGTGCAGAGTTCGAGGGCGGATCCTCGATACAGTTTCAGAATGGACCCCACACCACGCGAGGGGTCAACGGCGTAGCTGACGATGACGTGCTGAAGGTCGTCGTCGATCACCAGCGAGCGCTCCAGAAGGCCCGCCCCTCCCGAGCGAGGGCCCAGGTCATCACGAAGCTGGACGAGGCCCGGCAGTGGGACCGCACCCGCGCCGAGCAGGAGAACACCCGAGAGAAGGCTGTCGAGCGAGCGGAGGGTCACAATGTCTGACCAGGTACCTGGCGACCCGAGCGCCCTCCCTCTCGGCCACCCCCTCCGCACCTTGGCGACCCAGATGGGACACCCCGGCACACCGACTCAGGTCGGCGCAGGACCCCCTACGGTGCTCCCTGGAATGCCGGGACACCCCGGTGCGGCCCCGCAGCCGCAGAGCCCAACTCTGGGCTCTCAACTCATCTCGAAGGACCCCCAGGCCAACCGTCAGAAGGACCCTCTGAGCCGCCCCTACACCCTGCCCTCTGGCGGGATGCTGTACGGCTCGGAGCACGACGGTGTCGTCTTGGTGTCGCCCATGCGGGGCGAGCAGGAGGAGTTGATCGCGGGCTCAGGCACGGGGCTCTCAGCGACCCCCGCGCTGCGGCACGTCGTTGAGCAGTGCGTGGATACCCGAGGCATCCCGTACGAGAAGCTGGAGTTGGCCGACTGGTCGGCGGTGCTGCTGCACGTCATGGCGATGAGTATGGGAACCGACATGCTCCCGCTCTACCCGGCGTGCCCGCACTGCGGTGTCCAGTTCGACGGGTCGCGCACGCTGGCTGAGGTCCCCTGCCGGGTACTACGCCGCGTATCGACTGCCGAGACAGCATCGTGGCCTCCAGAGTCGTCCCTGGACGCGGACGAGGATCTTCGCATCCTCCGAGAGATGGGGCTCGACTCTGAGAATGAGAACGAGAAGCAGTCCGCGCAGCAGGTCTACACGTCGCACGGCTTGGACGAACCCACCGAGGTCAAACTCTCGAACGGGCAGCGGATCGGCTGGCGCTACCTGCGCCTCGGCGATCTGGTCCAGGCTGAGGAGTTCGCGGACCGGGCGCACAACACTGAGGCGACCCGCCCCGGTGCGAAG